GTAACACGTGCAAGACCAAACTCGATGACTTTAATGACCAGTAACGCAGGTGATGGGTTTAGCACAGTGCTTAATGATCTTAGAGAGCGTTCATTATCCTATCCGCCAAAGACTTTAGGTTATTATGAATGGTCGGCACCACAGCATTGTAAAATACACGATAGAAAAGCCTGGGCTATGGCAAACCCCGCCCTAGGATATTTAGTAACAGAAGAAACATTGGAAGAAGCTGTAAACACTAACAGTATAGAAGCTACACGTACTGAGATGTTATGCCAGTGGATCGATAGCACTGTCAGTCCCTGGGTATATGGATCAATCGAGCAGTGCAGCGATAGCAGTTTAGAGATACCTGTCGGGCCACAAACAATTATGGCATTTGATATTGCACCTACTAGGCGATCTGGGGCGCTTGTTATGGGTCAAGTCAAAGATGGGAAGATAGCAGTTGGATTAGCACAACTGTGGCATAGCGATATAGCCATAGATGAGATCAAGATGGCTAGTGATATAAATGAGTGGGCACGTAAGTACCATCCACACACCATCTGTTATGACAAGTACGCCACGCAAACTATTGCTACCAGATTAGAGCAAAGTGGCTGGCGAATGGTTGATGTATCAGGGCAGACGTTTTACCAGGCGTGCTCAGACCTTGCCGATGGCCTGGCTAATAACCGAGTAGTCCATTCTGGGCAGGCAGAGCTAGTACAGCATTTAAATAACTGTGCAGCTAAGACTAATGATGCTGGCTGGCGCATAATACGTAGAAAATCCGCTGGCGATGTCACAGCTGCCATATCACTGGCTATGGTCGTAAGTCAACTAACAAAACCACAACAAACTGCGCAAATCTTTGTCTAACTTGCACCAATAGTCCGATTTATGGTATAAAGTATACATATGGGTCTATTGTCTGCTTTGGGTATAACCAAAAAAACTGAGAATCTACAAGCGCAATACGCCCCTGCCGTTATGGGCGATAGCATCATTGGATTTGGTTACAACACGTTTGGTGCAGGTCCTATGGATCGCACACTTGCAACACAAGTACCGGCTGTTAATCGATGCGCAAATTTAATTAAAGGTGTTATTGGATATTTACCATTAGAGCTGTACAAAAAATCTACAGGCGAACAATTACCTACACCGCTTTGGTGCGAACAACCAGACATTCGCCAACCAAGATCCGTTACTATTTCTTGGACTGTCGATTCATTAATCTTCTACGGCCAAGCTTTTTGGCGTGTGGTTTCAGTTTTTGCTGACGACCTACGACCATCACGTTTCGAATGGGTTGCTAATACACGAGTAGTTGCACAATTAAATCAATTAGGCACCGAGGTTTTATACTACACAGTCGATAATCAAAGATGCCCTGATTCTGGTCCAGGATCTTTAATTACCTTCCAAGGTTTGACACAAGGCGTATTACAAACTGCAGGTCGCACAATACAAAGCGCATTAGATATTGAAAAAGCTGCAGCTGTAGCATCACAGACACCTATGGCAACAGGATTTATTAAAAACACTGGCGCAGATATGCCAGAAGCACAAGTACAAGGATTATTAGCGGCTTGGAAGCAAGCACGTCAATCAAGATCTACTGCGTATCTAACTAGCACATTATCTTATGAGACTGTTGGATTTAGCCCTAAAGATATGATGTATAACGAAGCATCACAATATCTTGCCACACAAATTGCACGAGCCATGAACGTACCGGCTTATTATATCTCTGCAGATATGAATAACAGCATGACTTACCAAAACATTATTGATGGTCGTAAAGAGTTTGTTGCCTATTCGCTACAACCTTATATCTGTGCGATTGAGGACAGACTTAGTATGAATGACGTCACGGCCGCAGGACAAACGATCCGCTTCAATATTTCAGAAACGTTTTTAAGATCAGATGACAAAGCAAGATTAGAGACTATTGAGAAGATGCTATCACTTGGACTTATTGATATAGAAGATGCAAAAGAAATGGAAGACCTAACACCTAACGGAAATGAGAGCGGCGATGTTACTTACGTTCAGTAGTCAAATAGAAAGCGCAGATGGCGAGCGTAGAGTCATCGCTGGCAAAATTGTGCCATTCGAAGTGCCTGGTAATACCAGTGTCGGTAAAGTTGTGTTTGCTAAAGGATCAATAGATGTAGGAGATCCCGGCAGAATTAAAATGCTTATGCAACACCGCAACGATAAGCCTATTGGCCGTATGCAGAAGTTTAATGAACAAGAAGATGGCATTTACGCTAGCTTTAAGATCAGTGCAAGCATGCAAGGATCTGATGCTTTAATGCTGGCAAGTGAGCAGCTTATCGATGGCCTATCTGTAGGTGTAGATGTACTTAAATCATCACAGAAAAAAGATTACATTTATGTAACTAAAGCAACACTTAAAGAAGTGAGCTTAGTTGAATCACCAGCATTTACAGAAGCACAAGTAACTAAAGTTGCCGCTAGCGAAGGCGAAGCGGATGCAACAAATCAACCAACTACGGAAAGTGAGGCTATAGTGGAAAACACCACCGAGCCAACAGCAACACCAGTGGTCGAGACTGCTCCAGTAGAAGCCGCACGCCCTACAATTAGTGCATCTTTCTATACAGAGCCACGCTCACCAATTAGAACACAAGCTCACATGCTAGAACACAGCATCAAAGCAAAATTAGGTAACCACGAATCAGCACAGTGGGTAATGAAAGCAGAAGCAGATGTAGCAAGATATTTAACTGCTGCAGATGACAGCTTCACCACTAACCCAGCATTTAATCCAACACAATTCGTACCTACAGTAGTAGATACTTTAATTGGATCACGCCCAGCTGTAGATGCAATCGGTACACGTGCATTACCAGCAGCAGGTATGACAATCTCAGTACCTAAGATCACTACATCAGGTACAGTTGCAGAGACTGCAGAAGCAGGCGCACCATCAGAAACAGGTATTGTCTCAAGCTATGTAAATCTCACAGTCAAAAAATACAGTGGCCTTCAACGCTACAGCCTCGAGGTCCTTGAGCGCAGCTCACCAGACTTCTTTGCAGCCATGTTGGAAAATATGACCCGGGCCTACAATAAGGCAACAGATGCAGCAGTAATTGCAGCATTAACAGCAGGTGGCGCACAAGCTAATCCACAAGCAGCAACATCTAACGGACTTATTGCTTACGTAGCAGAGCAAGCACCAGCTGCATACCTTGCAACAGGCGAGTTAGCAACTGCTTACATCGCTGGCACTGGTCAGTGGAATTTGTTAATTGGTGCTAAGGACACAACTGATCGCCCAATTTACACAGCCTCACAACCAATGAACGCAGCAGGACAAGCATCACCACGTTCGTTGCGTGGGAACGTACTTGGTTTAGATCTATACGTAGATCCAAACGCAGTATCTACTGTAATTGATGAATCAGCATTTATTGTTGTACCTTCAGCAGTATCAATTTACGAGTCACCAATTCTACGTCTGTCAACAAACATCCCAACTTCAGGCGAAATCGAGACATCACTATATGGCTACATGGCCGTTGGTGTATTAGTACAAGGTGGCGTTCGCCGTTTCAACCTAACTTAATAAGTTAGTTAATTTAATAATCCCTAGGGTTTAGTAGCCCTAGCCCTAGGGAGCTTTTCTAGAAAGGACACTATGGCAGCCGTAATGGTAACAATGCAACAACTAAGAGATAATCTTGGCATTGGTACTTTGTATAGTGATGCAACTGTAGAAGAGTGCTGCCAGGCAGCAGAAGATTTAATATCACCTTACCTTTGGCATAACGATGCCCCAGTAGTGGGCTCATCCATTAGCAACAACGTAGCAACTTTAGTATTAGCAAACCCTGGCATATTTGTTACAGGTCAATCAATAACAGTAAGTAATTGTGGTGCAACATATAACGGCACATACACACTAACCGGATCATTCCCCGGTACTACAGTGCCAGCATCTATTGGCACAGCATTTTGGAGTACATACGCATTTAGTTCATACCCTAATGGCTACAGTATTATTCAATATGCAAAGACAGCTGCGGATGACAATTTCCATTTTATTAAACCATACGGCCGAGCCCTTGGCCCTGAGCATAAACCACAGGCTTACACTGCGACCCCTGCCATCAGAGAGGCTGCGATGATCGTAGCTGTAGACATCTGGCAGAGCCGTCAAGTTAGCCAGACTGGTGGGGTAGGTATGGATGGGGTATCTGCAAGTCCTTATAGGATGGGGTACCAACTTATAAATAGGATCAGAGGCCTCATCCAGCCGTATTCAAGTCCTAATTCACTGGTCGGCTAATGGCTGCAATAAGCACCCTACGAGGCACACTAGCAACAGCATTAACAAACAATGGCGTATGGTCAACCTTTGCATTCCCACCAGCAACCCTGCTTGCTAATAGCGTGGTGGTCACACCCTCAGACCCCTACATCGTGCCAAGCAATAACAGCCAGACAAGCATCGCACCCCTAGCTAATTTTAAGATTTTAATAACTACACCTGCATTTGATAACCAAGGTAACTTGTTAGGCATGGAAAACTTTATTGTGGCAGTCGTAACTAAACTAGCGGCATCGACCCTGGTTTACAACATATCAAGTGTCTCCGCTCCAGCTATAACTAATGCAGCTAGTGGAGATTTATTAACATCAGAAATAACCGTATCAATCCTAACGAGCTGGAGTTGAAATGAGCACACAAGCAGAAGACTTAGCCTTCTTAATTAAGACAGGCCAGATCAAAGAAGCACCAAAACCAACTGCACAAACAAAGAAAGATGAGGAATAACAATGGCAATCTATTTAAATAACAATGTTGGTGTTAAGTTGGCAACAGCAGCAGCCAAGACAACACCTTCTATTGACATTTCTGCATATGTAACCAATGCAGTAATCAACCAAGTAGCGGATGAGCTAGAAGTAACAGCTATGGGCGACACAGCTCATAAGTTTGTGGCTGGCCTACAATCTGGCACCTTAACACTTGACTTTATCAACGACTGGGCATCTGCTCAGGTAATGCAGACTTTGAATGATTGCTTTGGTCAGACAATTTCTGTGTCAATGATTACAGTTAAAGGCACAGTAGTATCAGCAGCAAACCCATCTTACCAATTCTCAATCTTGGTAAATAACTTAACTCCAGTGGGTCAAGGCGGCGTGGCTGAGATCGCTACCTCATCTGTAACATTTACTATAAACTCCGCAGTAACAGTGTCCCCATCGGTGGCATTTTAACTAAGGAGTAATAATGGCAAAGCTAAAGATAACAAGGGCTAATGGTGAAGTATCAGAGCACAAGATAACACCAGGTGTCGAGTACGCTTTCGAGTTAAAACGAGGTATGGGAATTAGCAAGGCCTTGCGTGAAGATGAGAAGCAGTCAGATATATTCTGGTTGGCTTGGGAATGTTTACGCAGGGCTGGCGCTCAGGTATCTCTATCGTTTGATGAGTTTATTGACAGCTTAGATACTGTCGAGGTATTAGACGAAGAAAAAAAATAACTGAGCGGTCTTCAATCCTTTACAGCATCGCACAACTGAGCGTAGAGACTGGGATACCGCCTAGAGAGTTTATTGATATGGATAGCGAAATGTATGCCGCAATCATACAGGTGCTAACCGATAGAGCTAAGGAGATCCGAAATGCCAGCAGAAGCCGTAGGCGTTAAAGATGTCCTTGCAGGTCTAAAGTTTATTGACAAAGATTTACAAGATCGTATTAGGACTGCTATTGATCCGCTAATGCGTAACGTAGCAGCTAAGGCTAGATCATTTGTGCCTGGTAATTCTGAGGTGCTGTCAGGCTGGACTAAAGAGCCTAACCCGAATATCAATTACCGCCCATTTCCTAAATATGATGCTGGCACAGTCAAGGCTGGTATTGGATACAATTCAGGCGATAACCGCACATTCAAAAATGGATTTAAAGTTAGTAACTATGTTTACAACGTAAGCGCACCAGGTCGCATATATGAAACTGCTGGCCGTAAAAACCCACAAGGCAGAGCGCCATTCCAGCAGATCGATCCAAGCCTACCTGGCACAACCTTTGGCAAGGTACAAGGATTCGAAGGCAAGTCTAAGGCACGTGAGTACACTTACAACAAATCTACTAGAGAATACGCATCAAATAACCCATTTGCTGGGTATCAATTTGTTACATCAATGCCAGGGCTCACTTCACAACCAAAGATTAAAGGCGTGCGTGGTGGTGGTCGAAAAACTAAAGGCCGATTAATTTACAAAGCTTGGGCACAAGATAGTGGCAAGGTTTATCAAGCAGTGCTAGGTGCTATAAATTCTACAGCTATAAAATTTAACAAATCAACAGAGATTAAGAAGGCAGCGTAATGGCCAATGTAGTAGTCTCCGCAATAGCCACCTGGAATGGTAAAGCACTTAATAAAGGCAAAAAGGATGTATCAGCCTTTGACAAGCAAGTAAACAAATTAGGCAAGACCTTTGCTGGAGTTTTTGGCGCTCAGCAATTATTCCAATTTAGCAAGCGAGCAGTACAAGCCTTTGCAGCCGATGAGAAGGCAGCCAAGTCTTTAGAGGTTCAATTACGTAATACTGGTTTTGCATTTAGTGCGCCAGCCGTTGAAGAT